ACCCAACAACACCTTCAGTAGTCTTCTCTCGTTCTTTGTATATAACCTCGACCAGAGGGCCCAGATGCAAATAGATAGAATCGGTATCAACAGCAATAACATAATCTTCATCCTTTGTTTTGAGTATTTTGTTTAGATAGTTGTTCATGCGGTCTTCAATCCAACGGATTGAAACCTGACCAGACAGAGTAATCGCCTCTGCATTTTCAAGTTTATAATAACGAAAGTATTCGTTACCAATCGCACCATAAGCAGAGTTCAGTTGAATCTTACGAGCCATCTGAATATTGTTAAATGTTGCGATATCTTTTACAAGTTTAGGGTCTTTGGTATCCTCATACTTTTGTTTTGCAGCAAGCATCTTTTTCTTATACACAGTTCTTTCTGTGTATATCTTCTCCATAATTTCTGGTAAAAAACCACGAATATCAGTGCGATACATTGCACCATTGGCACACACAGCACTGTCCTTATGAAGTTGAAAGTCTATCTCTTCTTTAAGTATTCGATCAACTGTAGCTGTTGGGTGTTTGTCATCCTTGAGCGTCTCAGGGGAAATATTATATTGCATAATGAGATGAGGATACAGACTATTAAGGTCAAACGAAACCACCCAATCATACTTTCCTGGCTTCGGTTCCTTGACATACGCCCCTGCGTATTTTTGTGACTTTGATGTTCTTTTCTTTGGTGGTATGACAATGTTCTGTTTCTTGAGGTAATTGTAAATGATGGTATCCCACATTCTCACTTGATAGTGAATGTCAATAAAGTTTACTTTGGCATCAAATGCCATTGTAATCGCAAGTTCAATTAATTTCAACTTGTCTTCAAGTTTGTCAACCAGTTGAACGTCAATGATATTGTATCGAACAAACTTATCCCAGTCTTTTGTATAGAACTCACGGAAAGTATCATACTCATCATGGTCAAGTTTCTTTTCACCCAACTCATAATTGGCAATATAATCCAATCGATAAGACTCTTGGTTTGTGTATGTGAATCTCTTGTACAAATCAAGATAATCAAGTTGAGTTACACCACCAATATCATATGTAATATTTTTACGACCACTAATATAAACTTCGTCTTGAGATACAAGACCCCAAGGTGATAGGTCTTTCATTGACTTCTCACCAAGAATACGATTAATACGACCAGCAAGATATGGTATATCATACATCTGAGAGTTCCAACCAGTAATTACTTCTGGTAGATTCTTTCTCCAATATGCTAAGAATGAAGTCAGTAATATAGTTTCATTCTGACAGTAAATATAATTTACATTTGGGTCTTTATTATCAAAAGGTCTTGAACCAAAAGTTGTAACCTTTTTAGTTGCATAGTCTTGCAAACTAATCAACAACATTTCCTCCGCAACATTTTCGACATCAGGGAAACCACTCTCTGCAGCGACCTCGATATCAATCGTTACAAGACGAATCTTTTTGATATCAAACTGTATATGGTCTTCTGGATATTTTTCTGAGATGTATTGATAAACGTATCTGTCATTGCCATATATTTTAAAGTTCTCAACCTCATCATACTTCTTGTAGAACTCACGACAGTCTCTTACGAAGCCAGGTTGAATTGGTTCAACTGATTCACCTTCTAATGTTTTGTATTTTGTTTTTCTCTTAGATGGAACAAACAAAGTTGGTTTCCATTCTTCTCGATGTGTAATGTGCTTTCCATTCTCATATCCACGAATCAGAAACTGATTACCTATGAGTTGTATGTTGGTGTAAAATTTCACGAAGTCACTTTAGAATACTTTTCAAAAATCATAGGGCTAGGAGTGACAAGAGTTATAATCTTATCAGAACTAATCATTATCTCATTTTGTTCAGTATAATCCTCCATCCACTTTTGTAAATCACCCTCTACAATTTTGTAAGGTTTTGTTAATTTACAATTTGGGTCTCCAAACTCTGCAGCTATTTCTTCAATCTCTGATACTACTATCTCTTGACTAGACAATAACAGGACTTTGATTACCTTTGTTTCTTCCATCGATTTTCTCCTGATAAAGTTTTTTTAAATTTTCTATTGGTTCAACAATTGTGATTACCCAATCTGCTGAACAAGGTATTCTCTTCTCCGCAGAGAGAGGAACCCAAGGATAGAACACAATATTTATTTTTGATGAATATTGATTTGTAGTGCCTTCACTTAAAACAGTTGGTTCCTCTGGTTCGTACATTTTCACAATCAGAGGGTCATGAAAATAATATCCAATAACATCTTGTTCATCAGATTTAATCTCTTTAACGTCAGCGATGATATCCTCACCCGACTTGAGCATTACTAATTTGACAGTCATTTCATACTTTCTATACTTACATTATAAAAGACCACTCAACAAAAGTCAAGTGGTCTTATATCTATAAAAATTTATTTATAGGTAATCTTTACGAGTGTGATGATCTGGAACTACTTTACCCAACTTGACGGTAAGGAGTCCATCTTCCAATGACACATCCCTGACTTCATAATCGTCTGCAAGTGTCCAGGCTCTGTTGAAAGATCTTTGAGCCAAGCCTTGATGGAAGTACTCGGATCCATCCTCTTTATCTTTTTTCTTTCCTTCAACGAATAGTTTTCCGTATTCAGTATAGACATTGACTTCCTCCTTTTTAAATCCAGCAAGTGCGATCTCTAAACGAGACTCAGTATTATTTACCTGTATTAGATTGTAAGGTGGATAGTTTGTTAGGTTTCCAGTAAAAATCTGATCAAAATAAGTATCCATACCGATACTATTTTTTGTGATGCGATCCATTAAATCTCCTAGATCGGCAGCACGATACCTTTGTAAGTTCATAGTTCTCCTTAAGTAAGCGAGTGTAAGTTTAGTCCCCGAAGGCGACACTACTAATTATAACAGCAAACAAAAAAAGAAGGGGTGGTGAACCCCTCATAAACACTTCGGTTTCCTCCCTATTCTAGCAGTACTCTACAATGGCTGACGCAAGATTTATCTCTTACATCACATTCTGAAATACATTCAAAGTAATCATCAACTGAATCATTTGGAGATGTCTCTCGTTCGACATTCATCCAAGGTCTTAAACTATTGAACGATATGAGATTGTGCATAGATTGTTTTGAATTAAACACATAACTATCTATATCAATTTTTAATAAAGTAACAGTTCTTTATAATTCCCAATATTCTTTGTATCTTTTTTCTGTTCCTTCAGTTAACAGTTCTGGTTTTAATTCTTCCTCTAAATTTGCACCATCATACTCGCTAATTAACTTTTTACCACTTTTAATAAATTCTTGAGACTTGTCCATTTTAATAACCATTTTAATCCTCCTCTGGTTTTTTTCTTTTGCCTATGTTGTATTTAGTTTCTAGATTCCAATCATTCTTTTCTTTGTAAGAGATAACTTTAATTTGATTGAGTGGTGCGATATCATTTACTTTATCAGTTGAAACAACAGAGACCAATCCCCAGTCTAAAAGTAACTGAATAATACGGTTTCTTCTTTGTACATCATTGACTGTGATATTAGCTCTCTTACCGTCTAATGCAAATAGTTCTTTAAAATGAACAATGTAGTATCTGCCTTGTTTATGTAGAATATGGCAAGACTGATATAACTTCTTTTCTTTTCTTGAGGCCACACCAATACGAGTCAGTGTTTCTCTTACCTTAAGAAAATCATCTGGTTCATTTAATGTAATCTCAATCATTTGGTCTGGCGACCAACTAATCTCAGGTTCCACAATGGAATTCATTTTCTACCTCCAATCTCAAGTCGATCTCGAATAAACGAGAATTGTTCTCTAGTCAAAATATTTAAAACCTGTTTTGCCTTTTCATTACTATAACCATAGTATTGTTTGACAAGTTCAAGGTTTTCAATTTGTTCTTTACGAAGCCAAGGAGAGTATCTCTTCCTTTTCCTGAGACTATTTAGAAAAAAGTCATATTGTAACTTCTTTGCTAGATTTGGATGTTTGTTCATTTCATTTGCAAACATCACAGAATCTATCTGTCCAGATAAACATCTGTTGATAATATAAGATGGATACTGTTTTTCAATATCAGGATCTTCATCAATCAAATTATTTTTATTTGTGTTGATTGAGTTCAACCATTCTTTAAGTTCCATTTTTTTCTTCTCACAATGATTTGATCATTTTCATAATCAGGTATAAATTCTATGGGATCATCATTATCCCAGCAAAGTTCTCCATACAGAGAATTTAGGATAGACATGTCATCCCAGAGATCGTTTGGTTTTTCCATAATTGATTACTTTCTGATAATAACAACATCTCCTTCATCATCATCGTCTTCATCCTGTGCTTTAAAAACTAAAAGTTCTTCACCAGATTTAACATCCGACATTTCTGGATGCACATTTCTTCTCTCTTGTTGTCTATTGAAATCTCTTAAAGTTGAGGTCATCATAGCATACATGTATGCAAAGGTTGCCCCTGCAAGACAAGCAAAACAAAGAAAATATATAAAGACGCTAGTGTCATTCATCGGAAGCCTTGTTGTAGTATCTTTTGTATGGGAACTTGTTTTATTCTATCTATAATGTCAGTTTCTATTTTGTCTAGAATGTTTACATCTAGATGCATTTTGTGCTTCGCCATTGACTCATCATCGATTCTCCGTGCTTCATCAACAGCTTCCTTAACTGCAGCCTCAATAAGAAAATTAACTTCTTCTTTGGTGTACGCATATTTACGAATTTTTTCTTCACTAAGACTTCTCTCTCTAGGATAGTCTGTGATAGGAAATTCTTGTAGAATTGTTTTGATCATAGTAGTTACCTTATGATGTCGATGTGCATATCTTTAGTCCAAACCTCTAATTCTGTTCTAAGAGAACCACTGGACTTAAGACTTTCATATCTTTTAGAGGCCTTGTTTTTCCACCATTTGATGAGGTTCTCTTGATAGAATTTATCAAAGTTGATTGGGTTTTTAACTAGAATGTCAGTATCTCCTCGAATTACTTCTCTAGAATTAGCAAAACCATAGTCACTAAAGTAGACTCTTTTCTTTTCAGTTAGGTTCTTTGCATTTACAATCGCAGTCTGAAACTCCGCAGCCTTTTGAGAAGACGAGTTCTTTTTGATGATAGATATCATCTTTTGTTGAGTTTTCAACTTGCGACTCGAAGCGTCCTCTTTGACTAATAATTTGTTGTTGTTTCTCTCTATAAACCATTTGTTTAATCCCTTAAAGACATCATCATGTAACAAAGGAGTAAAGTCACTCATAGTCAATCCTTTGTATCTCATGTATGGTTTCAATCCATCATATTGAGATGATGACTTTGTTGTGCCATAGAGTGATGTGGTCTCAAACAAACAAATGTCAGATCCATA